GGAGTGTGAAATCGATTTTACAATAGCAGCGATTGGTGCAAGTGGAAGTGTTTGCACTAATGGAAATTTTGCATATACACGAAACACTGGAGGTTTAGAGGGTTATGTATTCCAAGATGTTGAAACCTTTGATACAACGGTTGCTAATACTTTAGATATTACGGCAGAATGGGGACAAGCTAAAACACAAGACGAAATACATTCTGCAAACTTTGTACTACATAAAACTTATTAAAAATGGCAAACACAATAGGATTCGGACAAGCAGCAGTAAATAATACAAATGGATTTGGACAAGGTGCATTAGTAGGTGGAACACCTTTTAGCAATACAAAATCAATAGAACTTGATGGAATTGATGACTTTGTAACTATGGGTGATGTTTTAGATTTTGATAGGTTAGATGCTTTTTCTATTTCGTGTTGGTTTAAAAGAAATACACCATATACAACGGAGTTTGTCATAGATAAATCTGAAAGTAGCGGAAATTATAGAGGTTATAGCATATTGATTCCTGATTCAGATAACAAGATATATTTTACCTTGAGATACACTTCATCTTATTTTATACAAGTAAAAAGTAACACTGCAATAACTGATACTGATTGGCATAATTTAGTGATAACATATAGTGGTTCAAGTCTAATTAGTGGAGTTAATATATATATAGACAATGTCAACGATACAGGCACAGGCACGGGTACACTGAGTGGGAGTACAATAACGGCACAACCGCTTCAAATAGGTGCAAGAAATGGAGCAAATAATTTTTTAGGTAAAATAGACGAGGTTTCAATATTTAATTCAGAACTATCAGCAAGTGATATAACTACAATTTACAATGGTGGTGTACCTAATGATATTAGTAGTCTTTTGCCTTTATCGTGGTGGAGATTTGAGGGAACTGGTACTACTGCAATAGATAGTGGTAGTGGTGGAAATGATGGAACACTTGAAAATGGAGTTATAAGAAGTACAGACGTACCTACATAAAAACGAACGATATGAGTAACACAATAGACTGGGGTAAAATACATTATAATAGTTGGAGTCCAGAAACCAACTTAACAGGAGCAGGAGCAACACCAAGCTATCAGAACGAATATAGCTTTCAATTTGATGGAATTGACGACTATATTGATTGTAATAGTGCTGCAGGTTATGTAAGTGGAGACAATGAGGGTACTATCAGTCTTTGGATAAATCCAGACGACATTGTAAGCAATCAAACAATAATTAGTTTTACTGCATCTTCACAAACAAGACGTTTTTTAAATATGGGATTAAATGGGAGTTTAGGGTTTTATGTTGAGATGAAAACTTCAATAACATCAAGTACTGGATTTTTCGTTTATGCAGACGTAAACCCTTTTAGTATTGGTACTTGGACGCATTTAGCAATAGTACAAGATGGAGTAAGTCCACAACTTTATGTTAATGGAGTAGCAATATCTCAAACTTTTTTAGTATCTGCAAGCGACCACAAATGGATAAATGATATGTCTGGTTTTGATACTATAAATATTGGAAGATGGTTTCAAAGTGGTGTAAATCAAAATTACTTTGATGGATTGATTGATGAAGTTTCTTATTTTAGTAGTGCTTTAAGTTCTACTGATATTGAAACTATATACAATAATAGTGTTCCTAACAACTTAAATGAGTTAAGCACACTTCCAACTATATGGTATAGAATGGGCGAAGCTGCAACTTTTGATGGCATCAGCAATTGGAATTTAGTAGACCAAGGAACAGGTGGAAATGATGCAGTAACGCAAAACATAGCAGAAACGGAAAGAGTAACAGACGTACCAACATAAAAAAATTAAAATGAAAACATACGCAATATTATCAATAGGAGATATTTTAAACATTGACTTTTCACAGATTGAAGAATCCAACGAAAACACGGTTAGAATAAGTTTAGATGGACTTGAATTTGTAATTAAATACACAAACACACCAACCTTTATAGCTGATGGTAGTGTACTTCCTTTACAAGTATTAACACACGAAGAAGCTTTGGCACTTATGGCTACGGCAGAATGGAGCGAGCCAATACCTGTAGAATAATGGATATTAGAAACCACCAAAACGTACTCGCAGTATTGTATTTTCTTGCAGGATGCTTTTGTGCGTTCTCTTGTATGTTTACAAGTACAGAATTACACGTACAGGCGTTTGGTGTATTTCTATTATTTAAAATTATTTGGCTAATTACGGAACAACTATAAGATGAAAACACAACTCTATATACTGACAACTAAATTTAAACTTTACTCAACTAAACTGATGGCTATTATTCTTTCGTTTTTTTTACCTATTGTTGGTATTCTTATTCTTATTGCTGCTTCTGTTATTCTTGATACAATTACAGGCATCTGGAAAGCAAAGAAACTTAAACAACGAATCACAAGCAGAAGATTGTCTGCTATCATTTCAAAGATTTTACTTTATGAAGCAACGGTAATGTTGTTTTTTGCTATGGATAAATTCTTATTAAACGACATAGTAATGCAGTTTTTTAGTATTGAATTACTTACTACTAAAGTATTGGCTTTAACAATGGTATCTATTGAGGTTATTTCTATCAATGAAAACTACAAGGCAGTAAAAGGAATTGACTTGTGGGCATCATTAAAGAACTTATTTGCAAGAGCAAAGGAAGTAACAAGCGATTTTAAAAACATTAATGAGAAAGATAAATAAGATAATCATTCACTGCTCGGCAACTCCAGAAAATCGTGAGGTAAGCGTGGAAACAATACGCAAGTGGCATTTAGCACGAGGGTTTAATGATATCGGCTATCATTATGTTATTGATTTAAAAGGAGGTGTGCATATCGGAAGACCAATAGAAAAGCGTGGCGCTCATTGTACTAACGAAAATGTTGGCAGCATCGGAATTTGTTACGTTGGTGGAATGACTAAAGATATGAAGAAAGCAAAGGACACAAGAACGAAAGAACAAAAGGATTCATTAATATATCTAATGCACGAATTAATCTATAAGTATAACCAAGATATGACTATTCACGGACACAACGAATATGCAAACAAAGCCTGTCCATCATTCAATGTACAAGAAGAATATGCGAATTTATAGCATTATCTTCGTTCTAACGTTGTTTTCGTGTTCTGCGAAGTATCACTATAACAAAGCACTTAAAAAGGGCTTAGAAGTCGTTAAAACAAGCGACACGATAAGAATTGCCACAATAGATTCTATTCCTGTAATAAAACACGATACAATAGTATACGAACACTTTTATAGTTCTAAAGATACAATCATAGAATACAAGAACGTATATGTGCCTCAAACAAGGTTAGAAACACGAATTGAATACAAGCTTAAACGTGACACTTTAAGAATGATAACAAGAGTAGAAGTACAGAAAGCAAAAGCAGAAGCCAAAGCCAATAAGCAGACTAACTGGTATGGAATTATTATTTTCATCTGTGTATTTTTTGGCATAGTTTACACTTTAAACAAAATCTTAAATAAACACCTATGACTACACGCCCAAGATTGACACAGGATGAGGCTGACTTAATCAATGAGTATAGGGGCGTAAAGGAAGCTGCGAAAGAAGCAGGAATAAATATAAAAGATGTAAAACACGGATGGCTTAAAACAAAAGAAAGCAGTTTATTTTTTAACAATCCACTATTTAAAAACAAAAGCAAAATAGAACTTGAATCTTTAGGAAAACGATTAATTAAAGATTTATCAGAATTTGCACCTGTTTATCCAAAGCTACACAGAAAAAAAAGAAAAAAACAATACTTACTTGTAATTGACCCTGCCGATATTCACATAGGTAAACTTGCAGAAAGTTTTGAAACAGGCGAAGACTATAACAATCAGATTGCCGTTAAACGTGTCAAAGAGGGTGTACAAGGCATTTTAAATAAAGCAAAGGGTTTTCCTATCGAAAAAATATTATTTATAGGTGGAAACGATATTCTACATATTGATACGCCAGACAGAAAAACGACAAATTCAACTGCACAAGACACGGATGGAATGTGGTATTCAAATTTCTTAATAGCTAAACAACTTTATGTAGATATACTATTGCAATTAATATCAGTTGCAGATGTTACATTTCATTTTAATCCAAGTAACCACGATTACGCCACAGGTTTTTTTTTAGCAGATGTTATACAAACCTACTTCAAAAAAAATAAACATATACATTTTAATTGTTCAATAGCACACAGAAAGGGTTATAAATACGGACAAAATCTTATAGGCACTACACACGGAGATGGTGCGAAAATGAATGATTTACCTTTATTAATGGCACAAGAGTTTGCAAGAGAATGGGCAGAAACTAAACACAGATACGTTTATACGCACCACGTTCATCATAAATTTAGTAAAGATTTTATCGGCTGCACCGTTGAAAGTTTACGAAGTCCATCTGGAACTGATTCGTGGCACCACAGAAAAGGATTTCAACACGCACCAAAAGCAGTTGAGGGCTTTATTCATCACGTAGAACACGGACAAGTGGCACGTTTAACGCATATTTTCTAAACCAACACTTTCATAACTTATTGATTTCTAAACAACTAAAAAATAATTGTAACTTTTTTTGTTGATAAGTGTATAAATATTGTTTAAAAGTATTATATTTGTGTATACAAATTAATTAAAGTTATGAAAAGAATAGAAAAATTAGAAACACTTATTAAGATTGAAGAGGCAATACAGCACTTTGAGAATCAAATAGCAGAAACTAAATGGTCGAATGAGTTTGGTATTGGTTTAGAGTTTAAAAGTATCAATGACAAAAACACGGATAGAATACATACTTATATGATGTGTATAGAAAGATTGAAAGAAAGGTTTAATAAATTAGTAAACACACTTAAATAAATAGATTATGAAAGAGAAAGAAACAAAAAGACTGCACGACATTAATACGTTTATGAGTACACAGGAAAATGAAACGTATCTGGTAGGAACAGATGAGAACGGAAAAGAATTTACTATGGTATTTGATACCATTGAATTGTTAGAATGGCTTGATATTGATTATATGAAGTCACAGAGTAAGAAGTATATTAACAACCTTTAAAAGCAGAGTTATGAAAGAAGCAAAGAAAGAATTAATATTAGGATTCGTGTTTATGTGGACTGCGTTCACAATGTATTATGTATTATTAAATTTATTGGTATGAGTTACGAAATAGAAATAGAATACTACGACCAAGATGGTGCAATCTTTTACATAGGCGAAACACCATACCAAGTAGAACTTTTTATAGAAACACGAATAGTAGATGAACTGGATAGCTACAACAGTTTTAATGACAAGCTATCCTACGCACAAGTAGAAGAAACATACTACAGAGTACAGAAAGACACGTTACGTTGCGATGGTGTAAACTACTATGATGAAACAGATTTATGTGAAGAACTTGAAGAAATACTAAACAAATGGAACAATTAAGAATAGACTGGTGGTGTAATTTTAATGAAGAATTATACTGCAATTATTTAATAGCAAAAGACGAAAGAATGAACACTTATAAAATACTATACAAATACTATAAAGGTGCTAATACTGATGCAGAATGTTGCCAAGCAGTAAAGTACGTAAAAGCAGACGATAGACAGGAAGCTATAAAGCTTTGTGGCTTATGGCAAAAGTTAATAATTAGCATTGAAAAGGTATGAAAATAAATACTATACATAACGAAGATTGTTTAAAAACAATGTCAAAAATGGATGATAAAAGTATTGATTGTGTTTTAACAAGTCCACCATATAACACTGGTGGCAGAATAGAATATTGGTCTAATACAATCATAAATGGCAAAAGAGTTTATGAAAAGCAAAAAAGATACGATGAATATCTTGATACTAAAACAACCAAAGAATATATTGATTGGTCTGTAAATTTGTTTAATAATTATGGAAAAATACTAAAAATGAATGGTTGTATATTATACAACATAAGCTACGGAAATGAAAATCCTAATGTATTATGGCTTTTACTTGCTGAAATAATAAATAAAACAGAGTTTATGATTGCTGATTGCATTGTATGGAAGAAAAAAACGGCATTGCCAAACAACACAAGTAAAAATAAATTAACACGAATTTGCGAATTTGTGTTTGTAATTGTGAGAAAAGATGAATTTATGAGTTTTAATACTAATAAAGAGGTAACTAATACAACAGGCAAAGGTCAAAATTATTACGAGGTTTTTTATAATATATTAGAAGCTAAAAATAATGATGGCAGTAATAATTTTAATAAAGCAACTTTTAGTACGGACTTGGTTAGAAAATTATTAAATATTTACGTTTCAAAAAATAGTTTAGTATATGACAGTTTTATTGGTACTGGCACAACTGCATTAGCTTGCATTAAGCAAAATATTAATTTTATAGGTAGTGAATTATCAAAAGACCAATGTAATTATGCAAACAAAAAAATAAAACAATTATTAGCACAACAAACACTATTTTGATATGAAGAAAATAAAAGAATATATTTACGCACTTATTATAACTTGGATATATGGAAGACTTGATTAGTAGCGTAGAATACTACATACAGAAAGACGAATTAAAAAAACGTTGCAGAGAAAGAAAATACGTTCATAAAAGAATCTTTTTTTTTAACACGTTAAGAAACGCAGGATGTACTTACCAAAGGATTGGAGATATGTTTGGCTTAAATCACGCTACAATAGTACACGGAATAAAAACTTATAAGTATTTAAAGAAAGCGAAAGACCCTATGTTATTTCTGGATATAGCAGAATACGATGGTAAGTTTAAATTTCATAATACAAAGTATGATTTAAAAACGGATATTCTAAAAGCTACAACGATTAGAGATTTAGAAATAATAAAAGGAAGAACAGAGAAAGAACTTTACAAAGAATTAATTTAGTATATTTGTGGAGTTGGTAGGACAATCAAAATATTTTAAGTATAGCGTAAGTAAGTGTTCCTACCCACCGAAAGCGTTATACTTTTTTTTTAACCAATAATTTATGGCAGAAAATAAGAAAAGCTTTTTACTTTATTGTGATTTGTTGCATACGGTCAAGAAGCTGAATGATGAACAGGCAGGAAAGTTATTTAAACACGTTTTAGAATACGTTAACGACCTTAACCCAGAAACCGAAGACATTATAACAGATTTATGTTTTGAGCCTATTAAACAAAACTTAAAACGTGACCTACAAAAATACGAACAGATAAGAGAAAAGAAACGAGAAGCAGGAAAGAAAGGTGCCACAAAAAGATGGCAGAACATAGCACCTGTTAAAAGTGCTAAAAAGAAAATGGCAAACATAGCCGTAAATGTTAATGTTAATGATAATGTAAATGATAAAGATATATATAGGAGCTTCGCTCATTTGTCTATGTCAGTAGATGAGTTTAACAAATTAGAAAAGGATTACACTAAACAACAAATTGATGGTGTATGCGATGCAATCCAAAACTTTAAGAAAAACACGAATTATAAAAGTTTATATTTGACTGCTAAAAATTGGTTAAAGAAAGAACAAACCAAAAAAGAAGTAGAAAGTACTAATGGATTTAAAGCACCGTGGCAATGAAAGGTTATAAGGTAACAGAAGCAAAAGATATATTAAACAAGATATACAAGCATAGAGATAATTACAACAACAAAGGAAAGTATTTAGGTTGGAAAGGAATGGATGAATTTTATTCTATGCAATTAGGCAACTGCACAGATTGGACAGGTTTTCCGATGAGTGGTAAAACACAAGTATTAATGGAGTGCCTACTAAATACAAGTAAGTTCTACGGATGGAAGCACCTTGTTTACTTTCCAGATGTAGGTAGCAATGTAGAAATAGTTGCAGATTTAATTCACAAGCTTACAGGAAAGAGTTTTAATCCATTAGATAACAATGTGATTAAAGACAAAGAAATAACAAATAGTTTAGATTGGATATTTGAACATTTTAAAATACTTACGAAGTATGATGTTAAAGCAAAATTAACACCTTTTGAATTTTATGATTATGCAGTAGAACTTAAACAAAAACACGGATTAGAAACTGCAAGTATAGATAGCTGGAAAGACTTAAGCCATCCATATAACGAGTATGGAGGATATGCACAATATTTAGAAGTAGTATTGCCTTATAGAAACCAAATAGCAGAAGACAATAATCTACACTTACACACAATTATACATCCTAAACTAACTGAAAAGGTAAACGGAAAAAGAAACGTGCCAAGTCCTTACGATTTAAAAGGTGGCTCTGAATGGTTTAATAGTGGCAAGTGTATGATAACCGTACACCGTGAAGATTTAAGCTACAACCAAGCAATAATAAACTTTAATAAGATTAAGCCTCGTTCAGTAGGTAACATCGGACAATTAGAATTATGGTTTGATAAAGAAAAGTTTCTATATTATGAACAAGATAATCCTGTGCCAAATGTTTACAATAAGATTTACGCACAACCAAAACACGAATAAATGGATAGTTTAGAAATATTAAAAGCAAAGATAAACCTACAAACAACTATTATAAAGTTTACCAATAGTATAGAGGAGTTACAGGCAAAACATCCAGAACGTAAAGACTTAATAGATTCAATGTTAGATTCACTTGAAGACATCAGTCAATTTCAATCCGTGTTTGTGCAGTTTGAAGACCAATATCTTTTAGAATGTAAAAGTAATTTACGTTTACAAATGGTTATAAGTGAACAAAAACACGAATTAGATAAATTAAATATTTTAGTAGAAAACTTAAAAGAGGGAATATGATAAAGGTAGGAAGTGATTTTTCTGGAGTGGGTGCGTTTAATCAAGCTTTAATTAGATTAGGAATAGAATACAATGAAGTTTTTGCTTGTGATATGGACAAGTACGCAAGAGAAACATTTATACATAATTACGGCGAACCCAAATACTACCCAAAAAATGTTTACGAAAGACAAATTCCAAAAGAAAGTTTAGATATCTATGTAAGTTCTCCACCTTGTCAAAGTTTCTCATTAGCTGGAAAGAGATTAGGAAAAGAAGATAAAAGAGGAGTATTATTTTTTAATAGCCACCAGTTCATAAAAACGAACAAACCAAGATACTTTATATTTGAGAATGTCAAAGGTTTATTGTCAGACGATAACGGAAACACTTTTAAGGAGTGGATAAATATGTTAGGTGGCAAAAGCGTAAATGGTTTACCTGTATTATTTCCTTATGAAGATTCAGTACCTTACCATATTTACTATAAAGTGATGAATGCAAAAAAACACGGAGTGCCACAGAATAGAGAAAGAGTTTTTATTGTGGGTATTCGTGATGACAAAGACAATCATTTTAGATGGGCAAAAGAAGAACACTTGACTAAACGATTAAAAGACGTACTTGAAAATGAAATATGCTACAAATATTTAGTTACTGAAGAAGGTGTTAAAAATTTAAACAAAAACCAAAAATATAATAAATTTAATCCATTAGACGAAAATAGTGAATCTACCAATACTATAACTGCACGATGCAATAAAATAAGCAATGACAATACTTTTATAAAAGTTGATTTATCAAAATATTATATAAGTAAAACATCAGTCGAAAAACTTATTGATTACGATAAAAGACAAAAACAAAAAGGTAACGGTTTTGGAGTAAAGTTTCATAATGTTAATGGTGTAATGTCGTCTTTAAAAGTAGGTGGAGGTGGTTGTGATGACTTAATAAAAAAAAATACTGATAAAATAAGAAGATTAACACCAAGAGAATGCTTTAGGCTTATGGACTTTCCAGATACATTTACTTGGACTTGTTCAGATAGCCAAGCATACAAACAAGCTGGGAATAGTATAGTGGTACGTTGTTTAGAATTAATCATAAAAGAATTTAAACTAAATGCCACGATGTAAAAACTGCAAAGAGAAATTTGAAGTAAAACACTTTAACCAAAAGTATTGCTTTAAAACTGACTGCATTAAAGTATGGGTTGAAACGGCAAAAGTTAAGAACTGGAAGAAAGAAAAGAAGAAATTGAAAGAAGAACTTGAAACGGTGCAAAGCTTAACTAAAAAAGCACAGGTATACTTTAACGCATACATAAGAGCAAGAGATAATGGTAAACCTTGTGTCAGTTGCGAAAAGCCATTAGGAAGCAAATTTGATGCGGGTCATTACTACTCTAGTACGTTTAAAAATACTACGTTCAATGAAAAAAATGTACACGGCCAATGCGTATTTTGTAATCAACATCAACACGGAAATTTACTAAACTATCAAATCGGTATAGAAAAACGAATAGGTGGCGAAGAACTAATAAAATTACACGAAGAAGCACACAAGATAAGAAAGTATACAAGAGAAGAATTAAAAGATATAATAGAAACCTATAAACAAAAGAAGAAAGATGTCAGATGGATTGATAAGGAATAAAGAACAGGTAAAACAAGCTATTGATTTTGTAGGTGCAGAATGGAAAGATATACACCCCAGCGATATAGATGCAGTTCTGGAGTTTGATAATGAACATTTGATATTGTTTGAAGTAAAGAGAAAAGGTTATAGCATACCAAAAGGACAAAGGTTATTACTTACAAGAATAGTAGATTGTTGGCAACGTAAAGGCAAGGCAATAATATTAAAAGGAGAACACCAATGTAATGACACAGAAACTATAATACTGCAAGATTGTGAGCTTACTGCCTTGTATTATCAAGGATTATGGAGAAAGCCAGACTATCAATTAACCGTAGGCAAGGCGATGAATCTATTAGGAAAACATTGGAATATAAAAAAAATGTTAAAATAATTTCATTTTGATAGTTGTATAAACAAAATAAATGTTATATTTGTGTATACAAATTAATTAAAACACTTAAAAATGAATGAATTACAGAATAAACTTTGGGACTTGAGAGGATACGATGTTAAATACCTTTTGAGCCTTAATGAAGAAGAAACTTTAGCTCTATACGATACAGAGTTTTATTATGAAGATTAAAAAAATAAAAACAAAATAAATAAACACGTTATGAAAGAAACACTATTTACAAGACTGGCAGTAATTCAGCAAGAGTTAAAAGCACCAAAGAATCAATTTAACAAGTTTGGCAATTATAAATATCGTAGCTGCGAGGACATTATGTTAGCCGTTAAGCCACATCTAAACGGATTAGTATTAAGTCTATCTGATGAGGTAAAAGAAGCAGCAGGGTATATGTATGTAGAAGCAACTGCAATGCTAACAGATGGCGATAAAGTGCAGATAGTAAAGGCACAAGCTGGTATAGACCCAAATCGCAAAGGAATGGATATAGCACAGGCATTCGGAAGTAGCAGCTCGTATGCTCGGAAGTATGCTTTGAACGGCTTATTTTTAATAGATGACACCAAAGATAGTGATGCTACTAATAAGCACGATAAACAAACGTCTAAACCAAAGATGGCAAATGACAGATTCAAAGAGGCATTAGTTGCTATTGATGACAAGAGGTATACTCTGGAACGTCTAAAAAACGAATGGGCATTAACTCCTGCACAACTTAAGCAACTATAATATGCTAAAGATTAGATGTTCAGCACTTGGCAAAATAATGACCAATAGCAGAAGCAAGTCTGAAGTATTGAGTAAGACTTGCAAGACCTACCTACAGGAATTAGCCATTGAAGAAATGTACGGAATACGCAAAGAATTTTCAAGCCGTTATACAGACAAAGGAAACCTTGTAGAAGATGAAAGTATTTCATTAGCACAAGAGGTTTTAGATTTTGGATTGATGTATAAAAACGAAGAACATTTTAACAATGATTTTCTAACAGGTACTCCAGACGTAAACACAGACACAATACTTTTAGACGTTAAGAGTAGTTATGATGCTACAACGTTTCCATTCTTTGCAGAAGACATACCAAACAAAGACTACTATTATCAGTTGCAGGGCTATATGGCGCTCTGTAACAAACGCAAATCAGTTCTTGCATATTGTTTAGTCAATACACCAAGCGAAATAGTAGAGGATGAGGTAAGACGTGAACATTGGAAGAGTCACTTAATAGATGAGTCTGAAGAGTTGAGAGCAGAAGTAGAAGCACGACACAACTTTGACCATATACCAACAGAAAAACGAATTAAAACGTTTGAAGTAAGATATGATAAAGACGTTGTAAAAGCAATCTACGATAGAATAAAAGAGTGTAGAGAATATTACAAAACTTTAATAGATGAAAACACGAAAGACTGATATTGTTACAATAAGAGTAACAGAAGAAGAGAAAAAGCTTTTAAAACAAAAAGCCAGGCGAAAACGAAAGACGTTGAGCGCCTATATTATAAGTAAAACAATAGATTAAGTTATGTATGAAGGCGAAATTAAGAAAGAACAAGTTGAATTAGAAAAAGAATTAACAGGAAATCTTTTAGAAGATAGAAATATATGGAAATTACTTTTAAGGTATGACGAATTATTACCAGAAGAAGATAGGAGACATAGGGTTAGTTTATTATATGGAACAGTAAAAAATAGAATACAACAAGTAGAAAGAAGTTTGGAGATATATGAAGAATATTATAAAATCTTTAATGAAGAACTTGTAGAAGAATTAAAAACAAATAAATAAGTTATGGAACAAAAGAACAACACAGGAGCAATCTTTAAAAACGATTACAAAAAAACGGATTCACAACCAGATTACAAAGGTAAAGCACTTATTGATGGTGTAGAAAAAGAAGTAGCACTCTGGGTAAACGAATCAAAGAACGGAAAGAAGTATTTTAGCGCAAAGTTTAGCGCACCTTATCAAGCCGAAGTAGAGCAAGGAGGTATCCAAGCAGATAACAAGGCAAAAGAAGCTATGAGGTCAACATCGGATGACCTACCTTTTTAAGTAGCAATTAATTTGTATGAGGAAGCCATCTTAACAGGTGGCTTTTTTTATTCACAACTATTTGTTTAAAACTTCGTCTTTATATTGTTAAAAAATAATCACTACATTTGTTTAGATACTAATCAATGAAATGGCTAACAGAAGTCGCTAAATATCACAAAGACTATTTAAGGATAGTCCGAAGCTATGGCGAAGATGTTTATGCAGAAGATATAGTGCAGGAGATGTATTTACGGTTACATAAATACGGAGATGTAAGCAAGATACTACATAAAGACGGAGAGGTAAATAAGCCATACATTTATTGGACGTTAAGAAACATTTTTAAAAGCTTATGTATGGAAAGGCAGAAACATCAAAAGGTAGATTTAGACGAGATTAAACACCTTACCGTTGAATACGATTACATATCAAAAAAAGAAGCAGAGTACTTACTGGAAGCAAAGATATCTGAAGAGATGGATTCTTGGCATTGGTACGATAAAGGTTTATTCAAGTTATATAGAGACAAGGAATGGAGCTTTAGAGAGGCATCAAAAGAAACCAAGATAGGAACAAAGAGTATATTCAGTACGATTAAATACTGCAAACAAAGATTAAGAGATAATTGTGCAGAGGATTTTGAAGACTATATAAACGAGGATTACGAAAAAATATAACTAATGGAAAAAAACACGGAATACTATTTAGGATTAGACAAAAGGTCTAAAGAGTACAAAGAATGGAAGAAGCAACAACCCAGCGAGGGATTAGGGGACACCATTGAAAAGATATCAGAAGCAACAGGAATAAAGAAAGCAGTTGAATGGTTAGCAGGAGAGGATTGTGGGTGTGATAAACGAAAGGAATCTTTAAACAAGATATGGAGGTACAGAAACACGAACTGCCTTACTGAATCAGAATACGAATGGCTAACAGGATTCTTTGCTCAAGGTGGTACATATAGACCAAGTGGCAAAAGAAAACTATTCACTATATACAACAGAGTATTTAATGCAAGACAAGGAGATACAACTTGTAAGAGCTGCATAAGAGATATAGTAAACAAGATGCGTAAAGTTCACATGGCTTACAATGATTAAGATAGTAGGGCATCCTATAAGACATAAGAAAAGAATCAACGAAATACAGGCAAGGTTTTTAGATTCTGGAGAGGATGTTGAGGTATGCTATGAAAACACGAATCACATTACAATAACAAATGAAACAAAAGATATTAACAACATAGAAACTACAGAGAATAATGGCTAACGAAGAAAACTTAATAAGATACAAGAAGGGACAAAGTGGCAATCCTAAAGGCAGACCAAAGGGAAGCAAGAATAGAAGCTCTGTTGCTCGTAAATGGTTAGCGTTAGAACAGAACAAAAACAATCCTATAACAGACGTAGAAGAAATACTTTCACAAGAGGATTTAATGACATTAGCACTAATCAAAAAAGCAAGAGAGGGCGATGCTACTTCTTACCAAAAGTTATTAGATAGTGCTTATGGCGCACCTGTCCAACAGATAGAACAAACCAATATAGAGCAACCTTTATTCCCAGATGTTAAAGAGGACGACGGCAATCAATAAGATTTTAGCGTTAAAAAAACGAATCAAAATTATACAAGGTGGCACAAGTGCTGGTAAGACATTCGGCATCTTGCCTATCCTTATACACAAAGCAGCAGATACACCTAACCTTGAAATAAGCGTAGTGGCTGAATCTATACCACATTTAAGAAGAGGTGCGCTTCGCGATTTCTTGAAATGTATGAAGTGGACTAATAGATACTTTGATGACAGATACAACAAAAGCCATTTAAGATATGACTTTGCTAATGGCAGCTTTATAGAGTTCTTTAGTGCAGATGACTCAAGTAAGTTAAGAGGAGCAAGGAGAGATATCCTGTATATTAATGAGTGCAATAATATAACCTTTGATGCTTACAATGAAATGGCAATCAGAACACGCAAAGAGGTGTATTTAGATTTTAACCCTGCAAATGAGTTCTGGGTACATACCGAACTAAAACACGAATCAGATGCAGACTTCATTATCTTAACTTACAAGGACAATGAGGGACTTGATGAGGGTATTGTCCAACAAATAGAAAAGAATCGCTTAAAAGCAAAGACAAGCACGTACTGGGACAATTGGTGGCGTGTGTATGGCGAGGGTAAAATCGGTCAACTTCAAGGAGCAGTATTTACCAACTACACAATCATTGATAAAATACCAGAGGAGGCGAGATTGATAGGCATAGGGCTTGATTTTGGATATAGTGCAGACCCTACGGCAATCATTGAGATATATACCTATAATAATCAAAGGATATTAAACGAAAAAGCATACCAAACCAAACTGCTTAATTCTGATATAGCAAGAATATTGCCTATAAATGTTCCTATTGTAGCAGATAGTGCAGAGCCTAAAAGCATAGAAGAAATAAGAAGAGAGAAACACGGAGTACTAATTAAGGGAGCTACTAAAGGCAAGGATTCAATCAACTATGGAATAGATGTAATGCAAAGGCAGGATTATCTTGTAACAAAGAGCAGTACAAACCTCATCAAAGAATTAAGGTCATATTGTTGGGATACAGACAAAACAGGTAAACGACTAAACAAACCCATTGACACATTCAATCACGGCATTGATGCGGTACGCTATCATGAGATGGATACATTGGGCTTAAATAAGAATTATGGAAGCTATTCTATTAAGTAGCTAGGGATAACAAAAACACGAATATTTAGTTATTAATATAAGAAGATGAAAATAGATATCACAATACCAACCGATTTAAGCGAGATACCATTAACAAGATATCAGACCTTTATTGAAATGCAAGAAAAGAGTAATGACGAAGAATTTATTGCTCAAAAAATGATACAGATATTCTGTGGCATAGAACTGAAAGAAGTTATGAACATTCAGCTCAAAGACCTAAATGAATTGATAGTACATTTCACAAAGGTATTTAAACAAAAGCCAAAATTAAGGCGTCACTTTAAATTAGGAGAGCATACCTTTGGATTTATTCCGAATCTGGAGCATATAAGCTTTGGAGAGTATGTAGACATAGAACACAACTTACAGGATTGGAAAACATACCACAAGGCAATGGCAGTAATGTTTAGACCAATTAAAGAGAAGTACAAGGACAAGTATTCTATTGTAGACTACGAGCCGAATGAAGATATGCAAGAGCTTATGAAGTTTGCTCCTTTAGATATTGCCATAGCAGCAAGTGTTTTTTTTTACGATATCGCGAAAGAATTACTAAACGCTACCCTCAACTATTTGCAGAAAGAGATGAAGACAATGACCAACTCAATGAGTTCAACGAAAGAGTTCAATTTGGCAAAAAATGGAAATGGTACTCAAGCATCTATCAATGCGCTAAAGGAGATGTCACAAGAATTGATGCAGTTACAAAACTTGAATTATCTCAATGTCTTACCTATCTCACATTCGAGAAAGAGAAAAACGAAATTGAAGCCAGAGAGCTTAACAGAAAAATGAAAAGATAAACTATGAATTACTTTGATATAATAGACAAACTACGAACACACTTTGAGAGTGATGAATTAATCTCAACCGTATCTCAAGGGGACATCTTTGACGTTGACCTAAATAAGCAGACCATCTTCCCTTTGGTGCATATAATAGTCAATACGGCAACCTTTGAGAATAACGTGATTAGATACAATTTAAGCATCCTGGCAATGGATATTGTTAATGTATCAAAAGACGAAACCACAGACAAGTTCGATGGCAACAATAACGAGTTATATGTACTTAATACTATGTTAGCAGTTCTTAACAGATGCTATGAGTTGTTAAGAAGAGGGGACTTGTATTCTGATGCTTATCAAGTGGATGGTACTCCAACGTGTGAGCCATTTACTGAAAGAATGGAAAACAACCTAACAGGATGGACGTTGACCTGTGATATATTAATACCTAATGATATGACTATTTGCTAATGAAGAAAGGCGAAGTACAGAAGATATTAGATAGCTTTAGAGATAAGGTTATAAAGGAAGCTAAACAAGGTTTGCCAAGAGATACTGGTACACTTGCAAATAGCTTAAAATCTTATGTAAAGGAATCGCCTAATAGTGTACAGATAACTTTCCAGATGAAAGGATACGGATGGTTTCAAGACAGAGGGGTTAAGGGTGTAAAGAGTGGCAAGAGTTTAAGTGGATATAGATTTGGTACAGGTAGTGGAGAAAGTGGTGGATTGACAAAAGGCATCAATCAATGGGTGCAAAGAAAGAAGTTTCAATTTAGAGATAAGGAGGGCAAATTTTTAAGCTATGAGCAAACGGCAAGAACTATAATAAGGAGCATCTGGAACAAAGGAATTAAACCAAGTATGTTCTTTACTAAACCATTTGAGAAATACTATAAGAAGCTACCTAAACAAGTGACAGAGAAATATGCACTTGATATGGTAAACTTATTCAATACAATCACAGACGAAAACTTTAAAAAACTAAAATGAAATTATCAAGAAGTCCATACATTATAGAAGTAGATAACGCTACACAAACAGGAAGCAAAATAGAATTATTTTTGGCGAATACACCAGGCTTTCTAGCAAACCCACAATACACACTTTCAAAATTAATTCCTGCGTCTAACAACACTAAAACTTTTTATAATATAAGTCCATACGTTAGAGAATACTACACTTTTAACGTGTGGCAAAGTGCGACAGGTTTAACGTATGGCATCGACACAAGCACAAATTACTTGGTAAACTACAAAGTAAAGTCTTATAACTTGATAGGTGGAACGTATGTATTAGACACAACAGAAACAGGAACATTTGTAGATGGCTATAACTACTATATGGATGGCTACAACGCAACAACTCCAATAGCACTTTTAGATGAGGGAACGTATTTTTATAACTACGATGCTACAATACTAACCACACAAGGAAATGGTTTATGGGGTTCTTTCGATTGTGAATTAAGTATAGGAGATGTTGTTAAATATACTGATTTAGTAACAGGTGCAACATTTACAGACACGGCTACAACTGATGGAGTAAAAAGCTATGCAAGAGCATATTTAACTTATGCACCAAATGGAAACAAAGTTGAAATTTTATTAGGTGGTGTAACAGAACGGTGGACTGCATATTTCAAGCCACAATGCGAGCCAAAATACCAGCCAGTAGTTGTAGACTTTATTAATCGTTATGGTAGTTGGTCAAGAATATTCTTTCAAAAAGTAAAGAAAAGAAGTATCAATGTGAAGACGAACGAATACAAATTCAATCCAAGCGAATTGCCTTAC